TTACATCCACATAACCTGTTGCTGTCCTGCCACACTGGCACCGACCGGATGCGGCGGCACTGCATCTACCTGCCCCGGCGTCATGATCGCGCTATCATAGGTTTCCATCGTTTTAAACGTGTGACCGCAGTTAATATTTTGGCACTGATGATAACGCTCTTTCGTGTGTTGGCTCAGGTAACGACTAGTGCGGGCATGTGCCGCTGTTCTGCATAACGGGCAATGAAACATGATTAATTCCTCGTCACTAACACTGTTGCCGCCGATAATACCTCTCAGGACTCGAAACAGAATAAACTTTAAGTGAATTTACAATTCACTTTATGTGACATCATAATTCACATCCGACAGCAAAACCTCAAACTCCAGCGCCGTCGTAAAACCGCCGTTACTCAAATTGTGCGTAACTTTGCTCACTATCCAGTCTTGCGCATCGATCGCCGCTTTAAACCCGCTGACGCGTACCGGCGTTTCCGGGGTGATGTTGGCCCGGCCCATCGCCAGCGACAGTGAGAACTCAGCCACACCGCGCTGAAGCTTTTCCCACTTGGCCTGTGCGGCGCGCATTGCGGCGGCCTTGGTGGCGTAAATTTTGGTGATCGCAAACACGTTATCGTCAGCTCCCACCAGATAGTCGCCTTTCGCTGCCTCCGCCGGTTTCCCCGGTTTTTTACTGCTGCCCGGCTTCGCCTTCGGGTGTTGCAGCGCACGCAAATGCAGCTCTTTTGGCTTGCGCTGCAGCTTCACTTTCTTCGGCTTCGGCTGTTTTGTGTTGAGCCAGCTCGCCGTAACGCCTGTGTAGGCATCCCGATCAGCAATGCTGAAACTGTGCTGATCGCCATCCTGCCGGGTGATGGTATACACCGGCAATGGCTTCCCGCCTACCGTGGCGCCGTTCCCCGGTCGCAACAACAGCAGAACGCCATTTTTCACCGCCGCCACCGCGCCATTGAGCGTTGCAAGTCGGGTAATAAATGCCGCGTCCGTCTCCTGCGTCTGGTCAATATGGCTGATTTTGATGGTGCCCAGACCGGCGGCCAGCGAGGCTTTCAGCTTATTGCGCGCAGCCACCTTCAGCACAATGTCGCCCAGGGTGGTATCGTGGTAGGACTCATCGCGCCGGGTGTTCAGCGAGCCGCGAAAATCCGCACTACGCGCGCGAATAGTCAGCGTGTCCGGCGCGCCCCGGTGTTCGACCTCATCGACCGTAAACTGGCCCTTTGGCGTCAATGGCGAGCCTTGCCAGCCGAGCGCCAGCGACAGTACCGCATTGCGCTGAGGCATTGCCATAAGTCCGTCGCTGTCGTCCAGCTCGATGTCGAGCTGGTCGGCCTCAAAGCCCCGGTTATCCGTCAGCGACAGCGAAATCAGCCGCTTGCGGATGTTCTGCGTGATGTTGTTATCCTGCAGCAACAGCGAAAAATCCGGGGCAACTCGCGCCCCCGCTGGCAGGCTTACGCCGGTGATCATGATAACAACCCTCCCATAGCACCGGCGGCCTTCCCGGCCATCTCTCCGGCTTTATCGTACAGTTCCCCGGCCTGCTGGCGCAGATCGCCAAACATCGCAGACAGGGATTCATCGACCCGCTTCAGGTTGAGCGTGAACTCTGTGCGGCGCGGGTTGCCGTCGGCGAAAAACTCGGAGTGCGTTTCAGAAATCGACTCGATCACAAACATGCCGTAAATCGTGCCGGTGCCTTCAATCAGCGGCCACGCCCGGCCCTGCTCGGCCATCAGTTGCAGCGTCAGCAGTGACCAGCGGCCGCCGGTGATCTCCGGCAGCAGCACCCCGGACAGCGTGATTTTTTCCTCATCCATCCCCAGAAATTGCGCCGCCGGGCGCAGGCCAACGCGGGCGTTGCTCGGCCAGCGATATTCCGCGTTGCGGCTCATGGATTGATACGGCAGCGTCTGCAGCATAAAAACAAACAGGCCCAGCGTTAACATCATGGTTTTACCCTTCGTAGTTCATGCGGCTGCGCGCTGCGGCCGCTTGTTTGCGTCGTTCGGCCTCAAGCTGGCGCGAGACTTCGCGCGCAATAGATGCCGCATCTTGACCGGGGGCGCCGTACACCTGAATCGTGATCGGGGCTGGCGCCGTAGCGGGTGCGGCAGCCGGGGCCGACGCCATCACCGGCGTTGACAGCGATAACATCGCCGCCGACAGCGCCGCCGTTTTCCGGCGCCCGGTGACGTTGGCCGGGCCGTTGACAATCTCCGGGCCTCGCTCGCCGACGATGCCGAACTGGCCGCGCGGGATGATGCCGCCCTTGTCGAATGCCCCCGCATAGCCCGGTCCCGGCATCAGCTCAGGCGCCGGGCGATTGTATGAAATCGCCGGGTTAACCTCCGCCTCATCGTCGCCAAACTTCATCCAGTCAGGCAGCATATCCGTGAGGCCGGAAAACTTGTCTTTCAGCGCCTGCCAGCGCTCGCTAATGCCGTCAATGACCCCGTTAATCATGTTCATCCCGGCTTCTTTGAACTGCCCCGGCAGCGCTTTAGCCCCGTTTACCAGCCCCTCCCATTTGCCATTAAGCCAGCCGGTCAGCCGATCCCATGCCTGAACCGTGGCGGCGCTCAGCGCCAGCCATGCCGCGTTAACACGCTCGCCGATGGTGTCCCAGACGGCGGCGGCACGCTCTGCAATGCCGCTCGCAACGCCCCAGATGCCGGTCAGCAGACCGGGCAATCCGCCCAACAGCTGCAGCGGCAGGCTCAATCCGGCCGCGATCCACTCACCGAACATGCGCCCATAGCGCGCGGCCGTCTGGAGTTCGGCCTGTGAAGATTTCACCGGCTCGATCAGCTTGCCGAACCACTGCCAGACGTTGCGCACCATGTTCAGCAGCGGCGTAAATGCGCCGGCCAGCGGGACAAGCGTGGCGCGCATCGGCGCGAAAGCGGCGCTAAAGCCTTCGCCGATGCCCGTCAAAAAGGCGCTGATAGGCTCCCAATATTTACGGATAGTCAACGCCACACCGGCAATCACCGCCGCCGCCGCAACCACCGGCAAGGTGATCACACTGAATGCGGCCGCAATCCCGGCGCCGACGGTGGTAAAGACCGTTCCCAGCAGCCCGGCCCCGGCGATCAACATGTTGACCCCGGCCATCACCGGCCATGCGATAAGGCCCAGCGCAGCGAGGCCACCGATCAAGGCCGTGACGCCCGCAGTGACTTTCACCAGCGTGCCGACCAGCTCAGGATTGGCCTTCACCCATGCCCCCGCCTTGGTGAGCCATTCGGTGGCGGAAACCGTGAGTTTGCGCAGCGCTGAATTCTGGCCGTCGAACACCTCAATGCGAACATCTTCCCACGCCGAAAACAGGTTTTTCAGGTCGCCGTCGAGGTTGTCCACCTTCACTCGGGCAATCTGGGCCGTAGCCCCTTTTGACTGGGTGACGGTGCTGTGTTTTTCGCTCAGCTTGCCGTTCCCGGCGGCGTCAATCAGCTTGATAGCGCCTTTCATCGCCTCTTCGCCGAAAATGACTTTCAGGTATTCGGCCTGCTGCGCGGTGCCGAGCTTGTTGGTTTTAAACGAGCCGTTAATTTTCTTGAGGATGTTCGCGATCGGCAGCATGTTCCCTTTGCCGTCCTTGGTTTTTACGCCCAATTCTGACAACGCATCAGCCGCCTGCCCGACGGGCGCCTGTAACCGCGTAAACATCGCGCTGGCCGCCGTACCGGCCATAGACCCCTTGATGCCGTTATCGGCCAACACGCCCAGCAAGGCGGTGGTGTCCTCGATACTGGCCCCGGCCGCCTCGGCGATCGGCGCGACGTACTTCATCGCTTCGCCAAAATCCATCAGGTTACTGTTCGAGCTGGTGAAACCTTTGGTCATCACGTCCGCGACGCGCTGGATCTCGTCTATCGGCATGTTAAACGCCGATTGCATGTTGGTGATGATGTCGGCCGCGTCGGCGATGTCCAGATCGGAGGCCAGCGCCAGATTTACCGTTGATTCGGTCGATTTCAGAATGGCATCGCCGTTAAAGCCGGATTTAGCCAATACGGATTGCGTGCGCGCGACATCCGTCGGCGAAAACGCGGTCGTGGCGCCAATATCCCGCGCCTGCTGGCGAATGGCGGCCAGTTGCTGGTCGTTCTTCGATAGTCCGAGCGTGGCTTGCGTGTCTGACATCTGCCTGTCGAACTGCACCCCCGGCGCAATAAACGCCCCTTCAGCGACCAGCCCGGCGGTAGCGATACCCAGCCCGGCCGCGCTGGTATTACGGACAGCCGCAGTTGCCGATTGCCCGGCCCGGTAACGCGCGCCGACGCGGTTAACCTGCTCTTGTTTCTTGCTCAGGCGTTCCAGCTCGCCGCGCTGGCGGCCCAGCGCTATCGTGGCTTCACTGGCGCTGGCCTTCAACCGGCGCTGTTCGGCGCTCAGGTTCCGGGTAGCGATGCCGTCAGCGTTGAGCGCGTCACGCTGGCGCTGCACTGACTGGCGAAGGCCGTTGTATTTCGTCTGCAACTCGGCGGCGGCGCGCTTTGATGCCTCCAGCAAGCGCGCTTGCTGCGCCGTGGGCTTTTCCGTCGCCTTGAACTGGACGGCCAACGCGGCCGCCTCTTCCTTGGCTTTCTTCAGTGCCTTGCCGGTGACAGCGAGCTGGCCCTGCGCCTTGCGAAATCCCTCAATCCGGGCGCTTTGCGCGTCCAGAGCCTTGAGGGTTTGCTGCGTGGTTTTGATGTCACCGGCCAGCGATTTACTGGCCTGTTGGATACTCTTTAGCGGGCGGGTGGCTTGGTCTACGGCCTTCAGCAGCACCTGTAGCTGCAGGCTTTTACTCATCGTGATTAACTCCGCTGCGTTGCAGTGCCAAATGGCGCCAGTTCAACAGCTCCGTGAGCGTCATTCCGGCCATTTCAGACGGCGGCCAGTGGAAGATCACCGCGATGTCCGCCATCAGGTCATCAACGCCCAGCCGGGCGTCAGGGATTACGCCGCCGAGTTCGGCGACAAAAAACCGACCACTTTCCCGGCCAGCGCCACAAAATCCGGCAGCTCAAGGCGCGCGCATTCTTCTTTGGTCAGGTTAGGCACGGTCACGCGCGGCAGCACAACCAGCAGCGCGTCAACATCGGCGTTGGCGATCGCCGCCAGCCCGACGCCGCGCAGCGCGCCCGCGTTCGGTTTAATCACCTGCACATCGGTGATGGTGGTTTCACCACGCTGGATCGGGGTGTCGAGGGTAACGGTATTTTCTTTTGCGTCTTTCATGGTGTTCTCTCAAATCAGGGGGGAAAGGGCCAGCCTGGCGGGCTGGCGCAAAAATTACAGGCCGATCGCCTTGCGATGCTCGGCCAGCCGGTCAACGCCGTTGACCTTTTCGACCATGTTCACGGTATCGACCTCGATCAGCTCTTTGCCGTCAACGGTCAGCTTGAAGTAAGTACACTCGGTGGATACCTTGGTTTCGGTATCCTCGCCCTGCTTGTACTCGCCAAAATCGATTTCTTTGTGGCGGCCACGCATCACCACTTCCACAGCGGACACCTCGCCGGTGTCGTCACGCTGGAAGGAACCGGCAAAGCGCAGCGGCACGGCATCGACGGCGCCCCACTGCTTCAACACCCGCTCATCAATGCCGCCCATCGACCACTCAACGGCCAGCGCGTCATCGTCCAGCCCCATATCGATGGAGGCCGCGCCGTTCATGCCGCCGCCCCGGTATTTCTCCAGCTTGCGGGTGAGCTTCGGCAGCGTCAGCGAGGACACAACGCCCATATAGCTGTAGCCGTCGTTAAACAGGTTCAGGTATTTCAGTTTTTTCGGCAGTGCCATGTTCTAACGTCTCCTTTAGCGGTTCACGGATGCCGCAAACGTCGCCAGATAGCGATCGGTGATACGCTGGCGCAGGGTTAAATCTTCCAGCGGCGGCACCGGCGTGTAGTCGTAATCGATAAACAGCTTGCCCGCCTTCAGGGTTTCCTTGGTGTTGGCGCTTTCGTCGTACCAGCAATTACCGTCAATAATCAGCCCGGCGGATTTCAGCTCGCGGAATTTCGCGTTGATGCCGTCAATCATGTCGCGCACCAGCGTAGGCGTCACCGGGCGGTCAACGGCCCATAGGTGCGCCTCGGCCATGGTGTCGGCCAGCACCTGCGCAGTGCGGGTGTAGTTCTCGAACAGGAACAACGGATCATCAGAGCAAGTGCGGGAACCCCAGAATTTAAAGCCGTCTTTGCGAATAAGGGTGGTGACGCACGCTTGGTTTAACAGGTCGGCATCGGTGCCGGGCGCCTGCAAATCCCAGAACACGCTGGCGGTGATGCCGGTCACGCCGTTAACGCCGACGTTTGAAAGCGTCTTATGCCAGCCGGTTTCCGTGTCAATTTTGGCACGCAGGCCCAGCGCGCGGGCGGTGGCGTAGGCGATGTCGCTCTGGTTGGCGGTGGTGTTCCAGCTGACAAAATCCGGCCAGATCAGCATCAGCTCGCGCTGGCTGAAATTGTCGCGGTACTTGGTAGCCTCCTGCACGGTTTTGCAGCCGTGGGCGCTGATATAGCCGAACGCGCGCAACTGCTGGCAAATCCCGGCGAGCGCCGTCGCGACCTCCTGATTATCCAGCCCCGGCACGCCGAGGATGCGCGGCTTAACGCCCAGCTCAGCCTGTGCAGATAACAGCGCTTTCATGCCGGTGTAACGGCCTTCAGCGTTCGCGCCGCCGATGATGTTAGAGGTGGTTTCCGCCGCGTCTTTGCCGGTGGCAACGCGGACAACTACCGTGACCGGTTTTGCCTGTTCGGCAATCGCCCGCAGCGACGCCGCCAGTGTGCCTTTTTTACCGGCCTTGCCGGAGGCGGCCAGCACGTCGGTGATCAGTACCGGGGTATCGAGCGGGAAAACCGACGCGTCGGCATCCTCCGCCGTGCAGACCATGCCGACGATTGCCGTCGATACGGTGGAAATAACGCGGGTGCCGTCGTTGATTTCGACGACGCGCACGCCGTGATGATAATCGCCCATTAATTTGCTCCGGGTAGTGAGTAGGTGCAGGCATGATGACGCCCGGCGCGCCGGGCCGCACGCGGTGGGTGCTGGCAGGCCGACCAGACAACAGGCCGGGCCGGATTGGGGGATTTTTGAAGGAATGACGATCGTTTACGCCGATCAATAACGCCGCATTGATCTATGCAATCAATTGGACGGATTTTAGCCGGGCGGGGTAAGGTCGAAAGGCAAAGACGCGGCAACATCAGGGAAAGCCGCAAACACAAAGCCCGCATCGCTGCGGGCTTTTTTCTTAGGCGGCGGGCGCCACCGGCCAGTCAATATCCGGCGCATCCTGCGGGTTAATGCGGCTCAGCTGCACCCGGTAGATTTTCCAGCGCTTGAGCTGTGCGGCTTCTTCCTCCGTCGCCATCCCCAAATCATCCGCATCCTGCAGCGGCGCCAGCGCTTTTCCGGCCAACGCCATCAAGGATGCTTTACGGCGTTCAGCACCGGCGCGCTGTTGCTCAGCAGTCGGTGGCGGGATGTCTACCCAGCACGGCCGCCCCTTCGATGATCCACGTTGTTTCCCCTCCGGCGGCTGGCCGGTGAACGCCTGAAACACAGCCTCATCAACATCAATACCGTCATCAGGCCAAGCGCCTACAGCGGCGTAATCTTCCAGCATCGAGAGCGGGTAAAACGCATTCTTTTCAGCACTATAAACATACATATTTTATTTCCCAATCGCGAACCACGTCATACCGCTATCCCAATCGGTGCGCACGTCGTTACTGTAGCATTGTTTGTTCCAGTTAAAGCCCTGCGTGTTATGGCTGCCGAGCTGTACGCCATAATCGTAATACTGATCCCAGGTGCTTCTGTCCGGCCACGCGGGCGTCATCAGGATCGGCCCGACCCATTGGGTGAACGGGATGTTGAACGACTGCCACAGGTTCGCACTTTCGTTAATCCCCTTCGTGTACGTCCTGCCATACTGTAGGAGGATGCCGGTGTTCTCGTCTCGCCACCATCCTGATCCCTCATGCGTTCGGTTCGCAAAGGAACCCCAGTCAACGCGGCCGTTAAGATTGTTATTAAGCCAATTGCTGAGGTAGCCACCCCAAGCTGAACCCTGAACGTTTCCGTCCGGGTGCCACGTCGTGCCGGTTGATGTGGTGATCGCGGGCCAGTTACCGCCGATATGAACACCCGACTCAAAGGCGGCGGCGCCGGTTCTGACATCCACAGAGAACGGGCGCTTTTCGTTGAATGTGCCATATTGGTCGTTTTCTTTTGTCAGCAGCAGGTAAAGCCGGTTGCCGTCATTACGCCAGAAGGAACCGAACCCGCCGCCGACCATGCGATAATTATCAATGTGGGTTGATTGGATCTCCGCGCTGGTCTTTAGCGTTCCGGTTAACTGCCCGCCGGTCTTAGCCAGATAGCGGCCATCCGCTTCGGTTTTATTCCACGCATTAACGTCACCGGCCAACAAATTCACTTCAGCGGACAGCGGCTTACCGTTCACCTTGATGGAGCGCAGCGCGTATTTCTGCGCGGCTTGCGCGTCTGTCAGCGCGCCAACGTCAGCAGCCGTTGGCTTGTAGTGTGTCGTGTACACCTGCGCCCAAGCCTTAGCCGTCGCCGGATTATCTTCCCGAGGAGAACGTAGCCAAAATTCCGTATTACCCGAGCCGATCGCAAATTGGACATGCCGGTATTTGTTGAGTTTGAACGTCATCAAATTACCGAGATTCCCTTTAGTCAGTGGATAGCCGACTGATTTATCGCCAAGCTGCTCAAGCGTGAAACCGTCCGGCCGTGTGAGGTCGCTGTCGGCGTTTGTGGCCTGCAAGCTTTCGCTGGGGAAAACCACGCGCGGCAACGCAAGCGCCCCGGTCATGGTATCGCCAGCCCGTTTCACAAAACGGCCGTCGGCTTCGGTTTTGTTCCATGCGTTGACATCACCGGCCAACAGATTGACGTCCCCGCTCAACGGCTTACCGTTCACCTTGATAGAACGCAGCGCGTATTTCTGCATAGCCTGCGCATCCGTCAACGCGCCTGTTTCTTGCGCGGTAGGCGGTTTCGCCGTCGTATAAATACGCGGGTTTGCCCCCTGATTAGGCTCAGTTCCCCAATGCAACTCGTTATCCATCCCCAAACCAAGACGCATCAGTGCCTTCCCGGCGACTTGGAAACCGAGTGATAAATTACTCTGCGCTGAAGGGCGGCTCATGACCAACGGCGTATGCTGGTTTCCCTCAATACTCAGTGAATCCCCATCCGTTTCAGCGCTACCGGGCTTAATAGCCAGTTTTTTAACCGTGCCGCCGGACAGCATCAGAAAACGGCCGTCAGCTTCGTTTTTACTCCATGCACCGACATCGGCAGCCGTCGGTTTGTAGTCCGTGGTGTAAATCCGTGACCACACCACCCCATTTTCCGGCCGGTTAGAACGGCCAATAAAACCATGCCCCAGCCCCGACACGCTGACATAGCCCGTTGAGGGTGCGGCATCGCAAGGCAAGCTCAGCACCCCGGCGGCAATATTTCCAGCGATCGGCGGCTTGTTCTCAGAGGTCGCATTCAGCCGGTAAATTTGCGCAGTGTTGCAATAAGCGTTATCGAAAGCCCGCGCGCCCGCCCCCAGACCAAACGCGCCGACGGCCATCAGTTGCCCGCCTTCTACCCCGACGTTGCGCGTCGCAGCATCGCCCAGCGCCAGATTGCCACGCGCGGCGGCCTTGTCGGGCAAGTCGGACAGATTGGCGGCCTTTTTCATGCTGGCATCGCTGACAGTTTTAAGCGCCTTCGGCGTGCTGGCTTTCGTTTCGTCGGTGCTGGTTGTTGCGCTGCTCAGCTGCACCAGCCCCTTCGCCGTGGTGCTGGCGCCCGGGTGGTTGCGGGTTTTCTCATGCTCGGCGATCGCGTCGGCCACAAAATCCTTGGTCGCCAGCACGGTGTCGCCACCGGCGATCACCTGAATCGCATCGGTGCTGCTGACAATTAGGATCATGCGCAGCGTCTGCGTGCGGCCGCTGCCCTCTTCAAGCTTCGGCTTGTAACTCTCCGCCATGTTGCTGACGGCAATCAGCGTCCCGGCCTCGTCATAGAGGCCCATCTCACGCAGCCAGAAGCCGCCGACGTTTGCCGGAATAATCATCTCGGCCAGAATGTGATTTTTCAGCGTTTTGTCGATAGTCAGCCCGTTGAGCGCCGCGCGGTATTTCTCGTTGACCAGCTTGGTCTGGGCCGGGTTAGGTGTCGGCAGCGTGCCGTTCCCGTCGCCGACGGCCATAGAGACGATTTTCAACTGCGTGCCGCCCGCGCTGGCGGCGGCAATCTTGGCCGCCCCGGCGGTGGTAATAATCGCTTTGTATTTGCTCATGATTTTCTCTTATCCGGGGTAAACGGTAATGACATCGCCATCAATGGCGGCCGCGCCGGTGTAAATCCGGCCGGGGATGTCCTGCAAAATGTTGAGGCCGATCAGGTGGCGGCTCAGGGGCTTGGCGTCGGCGATCAGGCGTTCCATCTCCTGATACATTTCCTCTGTGATGCCGGTTTCCAGCACGCCAATATCCAGCCGGAAGGTGCCGGGCGGATCGGCGCCGTCGGTGTGGAACCATTCGATAACGTTAATCAGGTAGCCGAGCGGCTCCACCACGCGGCGCACGGCGCCGATGGTGCCCTTGTGCCGGTGAATGTAGAACGCAGCCGAAACCACGCCCCGCTTCACGTCCTCCGGCCACGCCTCATCCCAGCGATCGACAGAGAACGCCCACGCCAGATAGGGCAGCAGATGCACCGGGCAGGTTTTCGGGTTCCACAGATCACGCAGGGGAACCGGCACGCGCTCCAGCTCGGCACACGCGGCGGCGGCGGCAACTTCCAGCGGTGAGGAGCCGACAGGCAATAGACGGTTAGTCATCGGCTCGCCCTGGGGTAATGTTCACGCCGGTGCAGTAACCCGCCTGCGTTTTATCCAGCACGATGTCGGTGGCCGGTTGAGCAACCTCAACACGTTCAACACCTTCCACGGTCAGTGCCGCGATGATGCCGGAGCGCCGGATACTGCGGCCTAAGCGGCGCATGGTCAGTACATAATTTTGCAAACGTTGTTTGGCCTCCGTGAGGATCGGCGCAACCTCCGGGCCGGGATAGAGAAACAGCGTGGCAACAATGCCATAGCGGGTTATTTTGGCCGCTTGCACGATGACGCGATCGGCAACCGGGCGCACGTCCTCATCATTCAGCGCATCGCGGACAACCTGCAACAATTCGGGGCTGGCGGTGCCGTCGCCGTCCCGCGACAACACGGTGACGGTCACGTTAGCCGGTGATGGGCTGATTGCCGTCACATCAGCCACCCGGCCATCGGCCGAGCGGGCGTGAAAACGGTAGGAACCGGCCGATCCCGCTGTGCTCATGCCTTCGAAAGCATCCTGCAGGCGCAGGCGGTAATCTTCATCCGCTTCCATGATTGCCGGTGTCGGCGGAATGGTGCTCTCATCCGCCGGGGCGATCACCAGTCGCGGCGTGGTGAAGTTGGCGCCGAGCTGGTCGAGATCTTCGCCGGTGGAATACGCCAGCATCACCGCTTTCGCGGCATCGTTGACTCGCTGGCGTAAAATCACCTCGCGGTAGGCGTTTTCCTGTAGCAACTTAACGATCGGCTCCGACTCCAGCGCCAGCGTGCGCGCGACGGCCTCCCGCTGATCCTCCGGGTAAAGTGAAATCAGCGTAGCCTTTCGCTCCGCCAAAATGTCTTCATAATCCAGCACCTCAACGACGATCGGCGCAGGCAGTTGGGAAAGGTCAATCGTTGCCATGGTTTCAGCTCACAGGAACAGACAGCGACAGCGCGCCGGGGGCATCGGTGCGGGTGCCGGTGATGTCGATCACCATCTTGCCGTCATAAGTGGTATTAAAAGCGATGCCGGTCAGCTTGACGCGCGGCTCCCACGCCAAAATCGCGCTGTAGCAGGCGGCCATAATCTGCAGGCGCAGTGCGTCGTTTTGCGGCTGATCGAGCAGCTCAGAGAGCAACGAGCCATACGCCCGGCGCATCGGGCGCGAACCCTGCGGCGTAATAAGGATGTCCGCAACAGACTGGCGAATATGCTCGATGTCCGTCAGCGTGCGGCCGGTGCCTCGGTTCATGCCGATATATTTGGCGCTGTTCATGACAGCAGCAGCCCGATAAACAGGAACCAGCCCCAGCCGGACACTCCATTAAGTGCCAGCATGACAGCGCCCGATAAGGCAATTGCAGCGCCCAATCGAGAAACAAGAGCGGCCAAAATTACGGATAGGGTTTTCATACTGGTGTCCTCATGAGGGTTTATCGGTTCTCCCGCCGCCGGTCTGGACGCCGCCGTGGGTGTGCGTATCAACAACGACGCCATTCGACGAGAACGAGCCGCCGCTGTGCTCAATGTTCCCATGCATCTCCCCGCCTTTTTGCACGTCCAGCGTGCCGGTGGTGAGTTTGTTGGTGCAAACCACCTCCGGCGCATCGAGCGTGATTTTGTCAGCCGTAACGATCACCACCTTAGTGCTGGCGGTGATGGACTCCGACGCCTGCACGTCAGCGGTTTTAATGCCTGACACGCTCAGCGCGCCGGTTTCTGGTTCATACTCGATGACCGCACCATCTGGAAACGCGATATGCAACGCATCCGCTGACGCAGACGGGGCCGGGAAGTCATCGGAGAAAATGCCGCACAGCACAAACGCGGTATCGAGTTCGCCACCCAGCGCAAAGATCAGCACCTGCTCACCGACAGAAGGCGCCGACCAGTTGCGAGTACGCCCGGCGCGACAGGTTAGCCAGTTGAGCCAATCGGTAAGATTGCCGCCGGTTTCGACACGGCACAGGCCGTTATCGAGGTCAACGGCGCTCACTGTGCCGATGCGGATCAGGTTGCGCAGCAGGCGCAAAATGTCGTGTTGATTGTTCATGTTGGAAGGATGCCGCCCGGCGCGGGCGGCGACAACGCGATGAGGTTGGAAGATCGGAGGCACAACAGGGAGGTTATTCGGCGAGGTGTTCTATCACGGCCGTTTCTATGATTTTGACGTCATCCGGGCCAAATCCCAGTAACGGACGGGCCTCATATTTTACCGCCTCGCTGTGCGGCGTCGGCCGATCGCGCAGGCCGTAATGGTGAACGTTTACCATGCGTTTCACACGTCCGACAAACTCAACCACGGCCGCATCGCTGTTGCCCTGGGCTTTCAGGTAACGGGCCGTGCGCAGCTTGGAGAACATCGCCCGATCGCGCAGGCGTTTTTTGTTGCGAAGCCGAGTTTTGCGCGGCGCGTAGGGTGTGCCGTCCGGCGCCTGCTGGCGTTTGATGTGTTGCTGTTGACCGGCGCGCAGGCGCTTTGAAACGGCAACGGCCAGCGACTTTCGAGACTGCGGCGACAGCTTGGCAATCAGCCCGGCAAGCCGGGTGTCAGAGGGATTAAGCTCGCTCATGCCATTCACTCACTAATTCACCGTGAACAAAGAGCTGCATCGGCCGTGTTATGTCCTCCGGTAACGGCGGCTCCGGCAGGTGCTTAACGTGCAGTGCGCCGTTCTGTTCGCTGACCACGACACGCTCGGTCAGCTGCAGCGATACGCTGAAATCGTAAGAGCCGTTGTTGTTAAAGTCGCTCGCAAAGGTGATCCCGGTGCGGCGCTTTTCCTCCGTTGCCATGATGTCCGGCTGGTTTTCCCGTAGCCATGCCTGAACCGGCACCATGATTAAATCCAGATCGCCGGTGTAGTCCAAAAACAGCAGGTTAAGCGTATAGCGGTACTCATGGGACAGCGAGGCGGCAAGCGTGGCGGCCACATTGCCGCGCTCTACCCGCACTTGCAGATTTTCAGGGTTGCGCTGTAGCCACGGCAGGCAGCTTGTCAGCTCAGCGCGGAGCTGTTGCGGTTTTAACATCGTGTTGTTCCTGACAGTGTTTTATCGTTTCGACCTGCACCGCGCAGGTCGCCAAGGCGTTTTCAAGCTGGCGAATATCGGCGCTCAGATCGCCGTTAGTCGCCGGGCGGCTGGCCGGGATTTGGCACAGACTCACTTTCGGACAGCCAACGTAGATAATCCGCGGCGCCGGTGAAGCCGGGGCGCTGGTGCAGCCGGGCAACGTCAGCAGGCAAAGCAGTGTTAAACCAGTCCCGTAATTGCTGATTTTCATTGAGTAACCTCTGTATTTTCTGCTCGCGCGTCAGCGCCAGCCGGTGCGCGGCGTTTAGGTCGCTCCTTAACTTTTCCTCTTCCTGCGCCAGCCGACCGGCCGCCGCCTGCAGCGTGTCGATCGCCGCGCGGGTATCGGTCAGCGCCGCCGCTATCCGGCCGTTTTCCTGCCGGGCGCTTTCCAGCCGTTCACCCAACGTGACAACCTGCCATTTCATCCAACCGGCGACGACCAGCGCCAGCACCAGAAACCAGCCGATCGCGCGGCTCATGGCGCGGCCCCGATCAGGCAGTGGGCCAGCTCCGCCGCCCGGCGCCGTTCCAGCCCCGGCGATTTGACGCCGTTGACGAACACCCAGCGCGGCAACTGCTGGCAGGCGTTGCGCCAGTCCTGCCGCTTGATGAAACCGGCCAGCGTAGAGCCGCAAGCGGCCGTGACGCCGACGTTAAAGGCAAAGGACACCACCGCGTCATAAACCGGCGGCGGCATCGTGACAGGCATACAGCGGCCTATGCCGCGCTCCACGCGATACACGTCGGCCACGAGGTTAACGGCAGCTTGGCGCTCGCTGATAACCTTGCCGGGCTTTACCCCGGCCGTGTGGCCGATGCCGCTGGTCCAGACGCCCGCCTGACACTGGTAAGGGGATAAACGACAGCCCTCTAAATCGGCCAGCAGGCGCAACCCGGCCTCAGAGATCTGCAGCGCGCTGAATTGCGGCAACAGCACCGCCAGCGCCAGCACGGCGGCCACGCTGCAGCGTTTAGCGATTGAGTTCATCGTAAACCCTCCGGCTGACGCCCAATTTGTTCAACAGCTGGTAGCTTTTGCGGCGGTAGTACCAGTTAACGAGGAACGTTCCGACGCCCACGGCGGCGCCGACCATAAAGGCGATGTCCTGCGGTGAATACTTACCGATCCACGCGAGGAAAATCGCCACTGCGTAGGCTAAAAATGAGGTGATGCGCTCCATGTTTTTAATCCCATAAATTGACGGTTTCACGCTGCGGCGCGGCGGTCACGTCCGGCAGCTCAACCGGGTGGCCGTGGGGCAAAATCGCCCCGGCAGCGGCCAGCCCTTCATTTAGCGAATAGACCTGCTCAACCACGCCCTGCGTGCGCCCGTAGTAGCGCCAGCAAATCGCGTCAACGGTGTCGCCCTGCAGGGAGTAGACTCTCATCAGAGCAACCCGATGATGCAGTGGCTACGCTCGGCCACGTTACTGATCGCGTTGCGGGCGTTGCGCCACAGCTCGCCGATCGAGGCCTCGACCACATCAGCCTTGCGGCCGCCGGTGGCGGTGGTGTCGAAACTGCGGTATTGCTCCGAGAGCGTCGCCATGGTCATCGCGCTAACGGCATTGCGGTATTCGCTCACCCGCACGCTTTCGCCGTCGAGCTGTTCGCCCGGCACATCCTCAAGCCGCTGATAGCCGTCGGCCATCTGGTCGCGGCGGAAGGTGAACAACTCGGCGTTCACCTCCGCGATCGCGCTCTTAATTGCCAGCCGCAGGCGGGGGGCGGTGATGGTGCCTTCAATGCGCATCACGTCGCGCACGTCCGCCGGGTCAATGTCCGGCCAGAAAAAGACGTTTTTAACGATCGGCTCATCCTCCGGGCGCGGTGCTGGCGCGTCCGGGCGTGGCCGTTGGATCACAACGGTGCTCATATGACCTCAGAAAGTTAGGGGGCGGTGGACGACGGCGTTAACGAGGTGAAACCTGTCGCGGCCGTCGTGCCGCCCGGCGCGGGGCGCGTTCTGTCAACGGCTGGCGGCGGTGCGTATCGCCCGCTCCAGCCGTTCAATGTCCTTTTTCACGCCGCAGCCGTTATGCAACTGCAACGCACGCTTAAGGTGGTTCAATGCCAGTTCAGCCCTGCCCGCCGCGCGCAAGACGTACCCGGTGATTTTGTGCAGCTTGGCGCGCACTTGGTCGGGCATGTCTTCTGCGTCGGTGAGTTCCATAGTCTGCATAAGGTGGTCAATGTTGACCGGCTCCCCGGCCTCAAAGGCGCGGGTGGCAGACTCGGCGACGTCTTCTGCGATGAGGTATGGCGTGGATCGCGCGAAATTGCCCGGCGGTGCCAACTGGTAGCGCAGCGCATAGCGGGCGATGTCCAGCGCGCCGGGAATGTCCCCGGCATCCAGACGCCAGATCATGACCGTCATCAGAATGGCGTCCTGCGCGCCGCGACCTTCGGCCAGCACACCGGCAACCCAGGGGGCATACTCCGGCAGCAGTTGGCGCTTGAGTTCGGCTTTACGCTCGGTTGAGCGCACCTGTTTGAGCTTTCGCTTATCTTCATAGAGTTTAAGCAACATCAGTTCATAGCCGTTGGCGTGGCGCAGCGGGTCACTCTCCCGCTGCGCGGCCTCGACCGCTGACTGGCGCATAAGGTGACGGCGGGCAGGGCTGGTCATGGTTATTTACCGCCTTTCGCTTTGTCGTCTGCCGGTGCTTCCTCCGGGGCTTTCACGTCGGCGACGGCTTCCACTGGCGCCGTGGCAACCTTCACCGCTTCAACAATGGCACCGGCGAGCGCCTTAATGTCATCGCCGGAGGTCGGCAGTGCAGCCTTGGTTTCTGGCTCGGTCGGCTTGACGGGCAACAGCTCGATGTTCTCCACCAGACAGCCGCAGGCGTAATCCTCCACCACATAGTCCTCGTTGATGGACTCATAGTTTTCGATGCGGTCGCGTTTGGCGTTCTCCACCATATGGCGGCGGTGCGTGTCCTCCTGCCAGTAGATCGACAGGTTATCCATGCGCGTAATCAGCAGCGCATCCGCCGGGAAGTACGGCACGCGCACCGCGGGCAGGTTGCCGATGCGCTTCTGGCTGATAATCAGATCGGCGGCCAGCGCTTCGGTGTTGGGTTGTTCCTGATTGACCAGCGGGAAATACTTATCAGCCAGCAGTTGACGACCGCAGATCACTACCAGCTCCGGATCTTCCTGATACCACGGCGCGATCAGGGTGTTGGTGGCATCCATCACCAGCGCGTCGAGGTTGGCGTAATCGCCACCGGCACCCACGCGGATGTTTTCAGACACCACGCTGCCGTCCATACCCACGATTTTATTCATCACGCGGCCCGGCGCGTTCTCGCGGTACTTCTGCAACCAGCCCGGCGCGATGTCCTGCAGCAGCGGGAACTTGACGCGGTTGGAGGTTTTCGCGCGGTGTGTGCCGTTAAAGCCGATCATGATGCGGTCGAGCGCCTGACGTTTCACAATCGCATCGCGTAAACGGGTCTGGAAATCCTGATAACGCGCCCACAGGTCGAGGGTGTTGTAGCGGATGTGGAAATCGTAGTTCACCTGCTGGCAGAAATAGTCATCAGTGTCCAGCGTGGCAAAGTCGGCCGTTTCGCGTTCATCGCCGCCGGCGGTGTCGGTGGTGCTGGCGATGGTGCCGCTCACACCTAAACCAACTTTCTCTCCCTTCATTTCCTTAACCGGCAGGATATTGATGCGGGTCAGGAACGTGGAGGAATCCTGTACGCGGGTCATGATGGTTTGCGTAACGGACGGCTCAACGCTGAATTTTTTATCGAGATCGCCGGTAGCGACGCCATTCAGTTCGGCAAGGCGGGACAGAAAAGCATTAAATTTAAAACGAGTTTGCTTGCGCATTTTTCTTCCTGTTTTTGTTCGGTTTTATCGGGTATGACTGCCTTAGCAGTCGGTCAGCACGTCTTGCGCACTGTTGCCGCCGGTGGCATCCGGGCGGGCCTGCTGGCTGAAATCTTCCGAGGTGGAAAGCTGGGCTTGCAGCGCGCTGAACGCATCGCTGCCGGTTTTTACCTGTTGCTTGAGATCGGCAACCTGCTCGCTCAGTGCAGCGAATTTCTCGGTAAAGCGGGTGTCCGCTTCCTGCAACTGCTCGGCCACGGTCATCACAGCGCCTTCCATCTCACCAAATCGCACATCGTCGGTGGCCTGCTTGCGGCTAAACATCGCTTTGACGCGGGCAGAGAATGAGGTTTCCGGATCAGCGACCGGCTCAAAATCGAAACAGACTTCCAGCGGCGCGGAGAACTCGACGTTATCGTGGCGGCGGCTGAACTCCAGCATGTCAGTGCCGAGGCTCGCCGGGTCATCGGTGACGGCCAGCCCGACCAGATAAGACTTGCCGGTTTTGGCGAAATCGCGTCGGATCTCCATCGAGGTAAACACTTTTTGGCCCGCACCGACCATCGACACCAGATCGGCGGTCGGGGCCAGACTGGCATAAAGCGCCCATTTGCCGTGCAACAGCGGTTCGTCCGGCTCGTCGATTTTCTCGGCCTTCAGCTCAACCACGCCGCCGTAACGGCGAAAATAGCCGTCCGGCAAAATCCCCTTGATGTGCTCCATGTTGATGCGGGCGCCGTACACCTTCGGGCTGTAGGTCGCGGCCATCTGCTGAATATCCGCAGCGCCGATCTCGCGGCCGTCAACGGTGTCGCCTTCAACGCCGATGCGGAAAAACTTAGTAACTTTCTTTGCCATGTAAACGGCTCCGGTTGTGGTGATTGGGTTCGGGGCTAGTTTCGGGGGAATGGCGCCGCGTCTCAACGCGTTGCGGTTGGAAGATCTGAGGCACAACAAGGGCTTAATGCGAGTCGCCCGGCGCTTTCGTAGCCTTGGCGTCATGAATACGACACCGGCAACAACCATCATCAGCGATCCGCGCCGCCAAGCTGCCTTGCTCTACTGGCAGGGCTTCTCTGTGCGCCAAATTGCGGAAACGCTGAACCTCAAGGGGCCGACAGTGCAGAGCTGGAAACTGCGCGATAAATGGGACGACATCGCGCCCATTTCCCGCGTGGAGCAAAGCATGGAAGCGCGGTTGATTCAGCTCATCATGAAAGACGTCAAGGAGGGGAAAGACTTCAAAGAAATCGACCTGTTAGGCCGCCAGATTGAACGGCTCGCGCGGGTCAATCGCTATTCGGCAACCGGCAACGAGGCGGATTTAAACCCGAACGTCGCCAACCGCAACAAAGGCGAGCGCAAGCCCGCCGAGCGTAACGTGTTCAGCGAGGCCGCCGTGGAGAAGCTGCAAAGCATCTTCACGGAAACCACCTTCGAGTATCAAATGGGGTGGTATCGCGCCGGGCTGCAACACCGTATCCGCAACATCCTGAAATCGCGCCAGATCGGCGCCACGTTCTTCTTTGCCCGCGAGGCGTTGCTCGATGCGCTGACTACCGGCCGCAATCAGATTTTCCTGTCGGCCAGTAAGGCGCAGGCGCATGTGTTCCGCAATTACATCATTGATTTTGCCCGGCTGGTCGAGGTTGACCTGAAAGGCGATCCGATGGTGCTGCCGAACGGCGCCCGCCTGATGTTCCTCGGCACCAACGTGCGCACCGCGCAGAGCTACACCGGCAATCTGTATCTTGATGAGTATTTCTGGATACCGAAGTTTCAGGAGCTGCGCAAAGTCGCCAGCGGAATGTCGCTGCACAAGCGGTGGCGCACTACCTACTTTTCCACACCGTCGAGTCTGGCGCACTCCGCTTATCCGTTCTGGTCGGGGGAACTGTTCAACAAGGGGCGCCGCAGCAAAGCCGATCACGTTCAGCTCGACCTCAGCCACAGCCACCTGTCAAAAGGCGTGCTGTGCGGTGATGGGCAATGGCGCCAGATTGTCACGGTTGAGGATGCGCTGACCGGCGGCTGTAACCTGTTCGACCTCGATCAGCTGTCGCTCGAATACAGCCCGGCAGAATATCAGAACCTGCTGATGTGCGAATTTGTGGACGATACCGCGTCGGTATTCCCATTCGCCGAGCTACAAGGCTGTATGGTCGATACGCTGGAAGAGTGGGAGGACTTCAACCCTTACGCCGTGCGGCCGTTCGGCTATCGCCCGGTGTGGATCGGCTACGACCCATCGGAAGCCAACGGCGGCGACAGCGCCGGGTGCGCGGTGATCGCGCCGCCAATGGTGGCCGGGGGCAAGTTCCGCGTGCTCGAGCGCCACCAGTGGCAGGGCATGAACTTTGCCGCTCAGGCCCAGAAGATTAAAGACCTGACCGAAAAATATTGCGTGGAGTACATCGGCATCGATGCGACCACCGTCGGCCAAGGTGTTTTCCAGCTGGTGCGCGAGTTCTTCCCGGCCGCGCGGGAGATCAAATACACCCCGGAAATCAAAACCGCCATGGTGCTGAAGGCAAAAGACACCATCGGGCGCGGCTGTCTGGAGTACGACACCAGCCACACCGACATCACCGCCGCCTTTATGGCGATCCGCAAAACCATGACCGCCAGCGGTGCGCGCTCCACCTACACCGCCAGCCGCAGCGAAGAAGCCAGCCACGCCGATGTCGCGTGGGCAATCATGCACGCCCTCTTAAACGAACCGCTGACCGCAGGCAGCGGCCACAGCAGCCCGAACATTTTGGAGTTTTACTGATGAAATACGCGTTTACTGCTCAGCAACTTGCTGGCCTCAAATCACTATTGAACACCATGGCAACGCCTTACCAGCGCCGCTGGTACGCAGAAGGGCTGGAACATCGCCGCCGCAGCTATACCAAACACCGCCAAGCCGGGGCCGATATGTTCTTTGCGCTGGAAGGGCTGATCGACGCTCTGGAAACCGGGCGTAACCAGCACTACTTCGCCCCATTGCTAAAATACTCGCTGGCGTGGTCGCGTAAATACATTTGCCACTTTGCGGCGAAAGTCGGGATTAAAATTGCGGAGTTTGGGCGAGAAATCGCCTTCACCAATGGGGCTAGAATCGTTTTTCATGGCGGCCTCGGCCTCTCACTGACCGCATTGCACGGCAACGTCTATTTGAGCGAATACGCATGGGCGAATCATCCTTATGCCCTTTTCCAGAGCGCGCTCGCCGTTTCCTGCCATTCACGCTATCGCCTGACGCTGTTCACATCCGTATCACCCAATCCCGAGGCGTTCGCCGTGTGGAAACGCTCGCAGGCCAAGGGATTTTCACAGGTACACACGATCGAGGACACCGCCGCACAGGGCGGACTTTGGGACGTGCAGGATGTTGAAGCCCTCAAGCGGGAATGCACCCCGGAGGAATTCCGCCAGTTATATCTTTGTGAGTGGCCGCAGGAGGTGGCACTGTGAGCAAGCGCAAAGGCCGTAAGGCATTCACCACCCCGGCGCCAGCCCAGCCAGCAGAGCAGAAGCAGGATTTTGAGGCGTTTACCTTTGGCGAGCCGTCCGCGGTGCTGGATAAGCGGGAAATTCTGGATTACATCGAATGCACGACAAATGGCAAGTGGTACGAGCCGCCGATCTCATTCGACGGGCTGGCGCGCAGCGTGCGCGCCGCCGTGCATCACAGCTCGCCGATGTACGTTAAGCGCAATATTTTAGCGTCAACGTTTATCCCGCACCGGCTGTTAAGTCAGCAGGAGTTTAGCCGCTATGCGCTGGATTATCTGGTGTTCGGCAACGCCTATTTAGAAGAGCGTCAAAACCGCCTCGGCGCCCCGCTGCAGCTGAAATCCTCCCCGGCCAAGTACACGCGGCGCGGTGTGGAGCGCGGCGCTTACTGGTTTGTGCAGGACTGGAAAGAGGCGCACCGCTTCAAGACCGACAGCGTTTTCCACCTGATTGAACCGGACATCAATCAGGAACTGTACGGCCTGCCGGAGTACCTCAGCGCGCTTAACTCCGCCTGGCTGAACGAGGCGGCGACGCTGTTCCGCCGTAAGTATTACCAGAACGGGGCGCACGCCGGTTACATCCTTTATATGACCGACGCGGCGCAGAGTACCAGCGACGTTGACAGGATGCGCCAAGCCATGCGCGACACCAAGGGCTTGGGGAACTTCCGCAATCTGTTCATGTACGCCCCGAACGGCAAGCCGGACGGCATTAAGATTTTGCCGCTGTCCGAGGTCGCCACCAAGGACGACTTTTTCAACATCAAGAACGCCAGCCGCGACGATCTGCTAAGCGCACACCGCGTACCGCCGCAGATGATGGGGATTATCCCGAACAATACCGGCGGCTTCGGAGACGTGAAAAAAGCCGCTCAGGTGTTTGTACGCAACGAGCTAACACCGCTGCAAGAGCGCATGAAGGAAGTGAACTACTGGATCGGGGAAGAGGTGATTAGATTCTCGCCGTATGAGTTGCCGACCGAATAAGCAGAAAGCCGCCAGTGATTGGCGGCTTAATTTATCGTTCGCCTCGAGCTAGGCCGCATAACGCAATAGTTGCAAACACCAATAACAGAAAAATGGCGGCGCTTAAAATTCGCTGCCACCACTCATCAAACCAGAACAGCGACCCAAAAGCCGCAACAGAAAATACCCCGCTGAAAATCGCCTCCACAACGTGAGACAATCCTTTGCCGAGCTTACTGCCCCAAGACTTGAGATAGCTCATGATTCACACCTTCACAGAACATTTTCGATTTGCTGGAGTAGGCAACAAACGGTTCAAGATACTCCTCCGCAAGAAAATAGATCATGTCCAAATTTCGCGGGGTGAGTTTGTGGTACGTCGAGGGGTACTTTTCGCGCAACCGGCGCGATGACACTGCGGCTTGTTCGATAATCCCTTGCAGGAGAATAATGTTCAACCCTGCAACGGTAATACCTTTAAAAACCCATCTGAAAAGCGTACTACTGATAACTTTTTTCAAAATATGATGCGTGATCTGTTGTACCAGAATGAACTGCGTCCCCATACGCCCCGCAACATAACCTTCAGCAAGGTTTAATTTCTGTCCTAATGCTGTTTGCGTTTGAACATCCATCCGTTGATAACAGTCACGAATTATGACGGTTATTAGCTCACGCAAAGGGGCCTCAATGCCATAACCAGCGCGAATAACCTTAATGAATCTTTCCGTTTCCAGTTCATTGCGGCGTTTAAATTCACCACTACCTAACCCGGCGCCCTGCCATGTGCGGCGAGCACTATACGCGATTCCTTTGGGTAAGGACTCAATGCCTTCAAGAATTCCCTGCGCTACAGCTTTAGCATCCATACAAAGCCTCTTATCAATCATGAGGCTGTACCATATACCATGTTTGCCCAAAAATTCAACACAACAAGCCCCCTCCCATAACGCTTGAGAGCGCCGCTATCGCATCAAAGCCCAAAGCCGCCCCCTTGTCTTGGTATGGTGATAAATCACGATGACGGGACGCTGGCGGCCATTTTGAAAGTGGTTCAACACGGCTTGCGCGCAATGCTATCCCCGCCTCGCCTGCCCGCTTCATGTGCCGCTTTTAATGCAGTTGCATGATCCGGCGCGATCCGCGCCAGTGCTGGCGCAGCGGGGGTAAAATTCACACCGGATCATCATGCAAATTCATGCACCTAATTCATGCACTGTAGCGACTAGTAGTATTTACTAATTTCTGTCTGATAATTTAACTGGCTGCCCATCTCTAAGATCGACCAAATGCTCAGGTTCTGAAGCAAACCATGCATACGAGCCCCAAGCTAGTTCAGAGATTGCTTTTTTGAATGGAGCCTTACCACGATCCATGAACGCAGTAAGAAAGGCCAAATGACTCTCACTAAAACCCGCCTCCAAAGCCAATCTGGTTAATGTAACTTTCCTTTCCCTGTTTATTGGGCCATCTGTCGCCACGACTTCTGTAAAAACAACCAGCATGTCAGCACCACTACTATCATTTCCTAAATCAATTAGGATAATGTCAGGCAAAGCCTTTGATGCGTCAATTTTTAACCCCAAGGCCTGTGCTAAGTCTTCATCTCGTGCAACTACTTTATTACCGGACTCTGATAACCAAAGAATTGCTGGAGCTTTAAGAAATTTTGGTGCAAAGACTTCAATTACAGCTTTCGCAATGACACTTGAAGGCCCAGGAGCCAATGTTCTTTTTTCACCATTCGGAAATGTTACAACTACAGCATCCTCTGCAATTGCTACTCCTGACTTCATCAATCGCAACCTAGATAAAGCAGCTTTATTTAAATGTGTATCTTGCCATTTAGTGATAGCAGAATCTAATTCAGCGCCTACTAACGCTTCATCAAACAATGTTGTAAAAGATGATTCGAGACAATATTTAGGCTTAGATGATGTCGTTGGAAGACCACTACGTTCAACAACAGCACCACATGGTATAAAACCAGAGCGTATTGTTTCATCTCTGATCGGCTCTCGAGAATTAGGGGCATACCAAGCGTCTATTGGACGTTCTTTTTTACTAGAAAGTGTTTTTATTACCCACTCCTCACGACTTATATCATCGAGGAGTTCAGATTGTTCGACACCCATATCCGTAACTTGGCTAGGTCTTATCCACCGGTCACTACCTGCAACAGCACCAGCATAAAACATAACATATAACGTTTTAGCAGCTATTTCACGGATGACATAGTTCCTATTTTCTGTACCTTCAGGAAAAATGAGCGGAAGCCTCTCCATTATAACTTCTAATTTTGGAACTTTTGGTAAGCTCATTTCAAATTCACTCCATAGAATTTAGACAACGTCTTTTCAATTTTTTCGCTAGAAGAACCAGACAAAACCAGCTTCTCAAGTTTTAAAAGCTCATCAACACTTGGTAGTGGTATGGAATTTAATTCATATGCTGACACAGCTACACTTCCACTGATACAGCGAAAGGCACGATCAACGATTTTTGAGTTAAGTATCGCAGCAACCGTTTCAGGTTTTATTTGAGCAAAAAGCTCATTTGGATAAATCATGTTGATATGATTTTCAACTACAACAGCCCGGTTTTTATCAAGAAATGCTTGAGGCAACACCGCAGCTAGAAGCCGCCGACTCTGTTCTTTTGACGTTGTTCTTTGAACAAGGACGCACTCAGTAGATGTAAGCAGATGAGATTGATCTGGATGAATATCAATAAACGGAACGTGATTCCGGCGGTCAGAGCTAAAATTGAATCCAGAATTTGTAATAGACTCTGCCCAAATAAGAGGATAGCTTTTCTTCGTTGGAACAGTACGCAGTTGTGACTTGAATCTATTCCACACCAATTGCCCTGTGGATACATTATAACCAAAGTCGGATAGCCGATTAGGCATGAGCTTAATTGCGTTCAAAAATTCTGCATCTTCTGCATTTCTAGGAAGTAACCATGCACTCCCGCCATGTTCTATTTTCACATTGCCGATCTTTTCAACTTTAGCATCATTGAGGCCTTTAGGTATCAATGACGATACTTTAGACGGTTCCTCATGCTTGCCTAATCTAAATGTCGTGAGCAGGGTTTCCTGAAGAACATCATCAAAAACTCCCTCGCGATCAGAGATGAAATCAAATGCAAATGGAGTAGCTTCTTCTGTTAATAGTTTTCGCAGCGCCATAAAATACTGTCCACCAAGAAATGATGTTGGTGTCAGATACGCAACAATACCACTTTGCGGTTTTGCTAATCGAATAGCCAAATCAGTAAAAAGACCATAAAGATTAGCATGCCCGTATAGTGAGCGAGAATATTTATCCCTCAACTCAGAATTAAGGGTAACTCTACCATAGGGAGGATTACCGATAACAAGGTCAAAATGACCCACATCGCTTTGCTGTAATGCATCACCGACAATGATAACATTGTCAGGCAATCTTCTTTTAGCTGCGATACATAGAGGCATTAATGCGGCCTCAAGAAGGGCTAGGGTCATCCATGCCGCAAAAGGATCTATTTCAATACCCTTCAATCTTTTAACTAAACGTCTTAATATCCATTCTGGCGAAGAACCCTTTTCCTTCTGTAGCATTCTTAATGCGACCGGAGCTAAAAATGCACCTCCTCCACATGCTGGGTCAATGGCTGTGCTTGTAGAAAAATCAACTCCTGTACTCTCCGCCAAATCTAATAACCGTGCAACTAAGGGTGGGGGGGTATAATATGCGCCAATCTCTGAGCGGTAAGACGAAGGCAACATCACTGTATAAATAGAGCCAATCAGATACCCGGCATCTTCAACAGGAAAAGTAGCTATTAAATCACCAGTCATTTTAGCCAATTCGAGAGCATCACAAGATATCTCGGCCAAAAATACTGTGTGCGGTACTGATTTAATTTTTATTGTACTTTCCTGCGCTTGAGCCAATGAATCCCAATATGCACCTATAACATGAGCACAATACGAACGAGCGTGAGCAAGTCGGTCTTTATCCGATTTATAATTCCCGGCATAACCACGCGCCATAGCCTTACAGGTTTGATACCGCTCTAATAATGTCAACTCACTATCAGTGAGGAAATCAAATTGTTGGGCATTCATCACTCTATCCTACCGTTTATAACTCTATGTATTTTAACAACATCCATCAATTTAGCTCTATCGAACTTCGTAAGAATGTCGCGTGCCAATAGCCCCTAGGCTTAACATCTCATCCATCTAAGGGGCAGCATACAAAAAAAGTATGAATTTATAAATTTAATTATACGAACGAGTGTGTTGAATTTGCGCTCTCGATAGCTTCATCTTTGACCTGACTCGCTAATTCTGAAATCCATACAAGAGCTATGTCTTTATCCTTCGGCTGACTCTCATAACAAACCCCCAGACGGGCGATGAGTTCAATTCTTTCTAAAACAACCACTTCATCCACTGCTTGCACCCTTTCCCTCCGACGCTTAATTACTGTATGCATATACAGTATATGCCTATCAGATTTAATTTCGCAAGAAATTATTGGAAGCCAGCCCAATCGTTAACCGCTGGATAGTGCATTGAAATATCACCAAATTTGACTTTAGCGCCGCGTGCCAGTGCTTCCAACTCCGAGCGTGTTGGCTCGATGCCGTGTAGAGCCAGCTCTGAGTAAATTCTGGGAACGCGATCGCGTTCAACAGCGGTTAATCTTGCTGAAGGAGCTGGCTCTGGCCGGCTATATGGGTCAATGCTTCTCTGTTGCCTGTTTATCTGCGGAGCATTTGCCCGTAAACGCGTCATAACAGACCGTGCAACGGTCATGTCATCCCAGTCAATTGGGGTGTCGGGATGGTGTTCCATCACCGCTACGGCCTCTACAGGCCCTCCATCCTGCGTATTTTCGGCGCCACCGCTGCCGACCAACCCACAGTTATTGACAGGACTCCGAGGCGCGCCGGAGGCGCTTTTCAAAGTCAAAGGCTCAACGGCAACGGCTTTAGCGACGATGCGCCATTGCGTGGTGCGGGTTTCATAAACGTGATCGGCGCCGATGTGCGGGGCAAAAATCCCCGCAATTTTCTGCACTTCTTCGTCATAGGCGTTGCGCTCGTCGGCAACCCGGCGGGCTACACGCACAGTCTGATCGTCACGGGCAACGTTAGGGCCACCCTGTGCCAGAATGTAAGCTGCAAAGTCACCGGCATCAGCAGCAGCGCGCACCGCCTCAACGGTTTCGTCAAACTCATCAGCCAGACTGACAGAGCGGATCTTGCGGCACTCACGCCATGCGCCGCGCGACGGCAGGCCGATAAAGTGGAATTGAGGGATACGCCATGTTGACGCCCACGCGGTGACGGCGGCCGCCGTATCAGTCAACAGCTCGCCGGTTTCATGATCGCGTTCGCCGTCCAGCGCGTAGCCGTCGATGTTTTTTGCAATGTATTTGGCGATATAGCCCGCCGCACCGCCTTTGTTCAGGTGCTTGCAGTCAAACCGGTTTTTGGCGGCGCCGCGCTCGTCCCCATCTTCAGCCATGGCATAACGGCGCATGATGTCGATCACCTGCTGGCGCTGTTTTTTGGAGGTAAACAGCATCATATGCCAGTGCGGCGTCGCATCATGGTGCGGTTCGACAACGCGCACGCCGTAGACCTGCAGGCCCGCATCTTTAAACGCTGTGCGGATCTTGCTAAACAGCTTCACAAGATAGCGCTGGCCGTCTTTTGGCGTGTAGGCTTCATCGTCCCACTTGTGGTTAAAATGCACCTTCGGGCTGTTCTTGCCGACGGCGCGCGTCGGGTGATATTTGGATGGGGTGGTGATGGTGATAAACATCCCTTTATCGCCACGGATAGCGGCGGCCTGCTCAACACCGGCGATCATCGCCATTAACTCCATACGACGAATTTCTGGGTTAGAGATACTTGCCATCACCTTGTCGATGAGGCTGAAGCGTTCGCCGGTTTCGACGTTCTCAAGCTCGCGGCTGTTCAGATAATCAAAATTGGACTGGCGGCGCGCTTTCACATCCCGAATAGCCTGCTTACTGGCATACGACGACGCCCCGCGGTTCACATTACCCAGGGCGATCAGCAACGCCTCGCGCCAGCGCGTGCGCTGGGCCTTCAGCTGGCGTTCCCACCACTCGGAATTAACCAACCGTGACAGGCTGGCAATCGCTGACCGGGCATCCAGTTTGCCCTTGCGGTATTTGCGCCAGTGCATCGGGGTGATGTTGAAGGCGCGCGCCATACCGGCAATACGGCCATAAAATTCTGATTGGGTGGCATCTTCGAAAAGCCCGGCATTGTCGCCGCCGTTCTCCGCCACAAACTCATCGCAGTAATCTTCATAATTCTGCAGAAGTTGACCGGCCACCCGATCGGCGAGGCGGCGTAACTCTTTGTCATCCATGCCGGGCAGTGAAGCGTAATTATCAACCTCAGCAGAAAACCGCATTGACGCGGCGAGGTTCATTGCATTTTTGGCGCTCACCGTTTGCAGGCGGGGCCAGATGCGGCGATCGAACTGGAACACCAGCCATTTGTTGGCATCGTGCAGCCCTTTGCTCTTGAGCAAGTTGGTGTAACGTGTCAGGAACATGGCGCTGAGGAAGCGCGGCAGGCGGCGGATATTGGTTAAAACAGCTTGCCCCTGAGCGTGTTCGTCACGGGTAAGCGGTCTCACCGGCCCGGCAACTGCCGGGCGCGGTTCGTTCCATGGGTAAGCGTAGGCGGTAGCCGCTTGGCTCATTGCACTTTCGCGCCGTGTGCGTAGGTGCTGTTGCCACAGTAGCGCTCATTGCAATTCACGCACAAAGAATCTTGCAGTATTTGGATGCTTAAAACTACATAACCAGTTTTCCACTCGCTGACATCTGTAATATGAGTGATTTTTGCAATGATGAATTCACCGGTATATCCGTTAGCATCTTCGAGCCACTCACGAAGCTTTAATAAATCCCCCTCTTTGAAGTCTCTATCATTCAAGCGAAACTCTGCTTTTTTAACTCCAGCACGAACGAAGTTAAAATAAGAGGGTTTAATTTTTAAATCATGTAGCATTACAAAAACTCCTTAATCGTAATTTTGGTTTTCTGGTCTGCGTGCAAACTCTGAATCACTCAAATCAGCAGCAATAAAATGACCTGCCAGCAACGCCAGCAGGCCGAACAAAATAGAGAACTCCGTCATGCCTTCCCCGCGTATAGGTGACTTTGCGTCTCGCGGATCTGCTGACAGCTTACGCAGGTATCAACGCCGGGAAGGGCAGCGCGACGCGCGGCAGGAATCGGAGCATCACATTCTTCGCAAACAAAGGCAGAAGGCAGCGCGGAGGATTTGCGGGCATTGGCGATCTGCGCACTCAATACCAGCGCTTGCCGTTCCTGTTCGTAGTCCATTGGGTCAGCCATTAGTGCAGCTCCGATTTGTTGTTCAGTTGATTGAGAGCCTGTTGCCCTAATTCCGCGATGCGTTGCGACTCCTTAATGACATCGCTAATGCTGTTAATCGATTGAAGAAAAACACCTCGATTAACTGATAAATTAATGAGGTCAGAAATTAGCTTTAACTCATTAGAGTAAACCGCTCTTGTTGGATAATATTTCTTTTTAGTTTCCTTATCGGTTTTTACGTCAGCCAAAATTAAAGCTTCCGCGCTAGAGTCTCGCGCTTCAACTTTAATAATGGCGAAAGTGCCATTAACTTCAACGACGTTAGTCATTAGTGCAGCTCCTGCGCTTGATGCTCGATGGCTTCAGCCTCTTGGCGGAGCAGCTCAACAGCTTCAATAGCCGTTAAACCGTTCTTAGAGATATGTGCAGCCAAACGCACCAGACGAGCAGCGGCGAGATCGGCTTGATTCTTACGCTCATCAAGGCGGGCGTGGTCAAGCAACACAGCCACCTGTGAAATATCGCTACCTTGCTTTGCTGGGTCTAAACCCATAAAAATCACATTCGACATATTTAATCCTTATTTCAGACAAAGCGATGCCCGGCGGGTTAACGCCAGAATTACGCAATACGGTTAATTAACGTTTAATTCGCAATCATCATCACTGATAAATCGCGGTAAGGTTTTTGATAAATCAATCAGGTCATTCAGCGCCCACACAATTTGTTTACGCTCTGAATAACTCATTTCTGCAAACTTCATTTTTATATGCCGCTCTTTCAGCCCGGCATGAAAACAAACAGTTCTGCGGATATGTTCCGGCGACTTATCAAAAGCCTCTTGCGCCTGATTCTGCTTATGAGGGAACAGCTCACGCTTAATCTGTGAAATGCGCTTAATGCCGATCGCTTTTTGTGTTTCAGTAGCCAACAACATGACAGCCCCAATTAACGGCAGAAAAAACGGCGCAGCGGTGAAACAGGCTTAGCCGTTGACAGGCCACGCAGTAAGGCCGCCTGATCGTGACGTGGGCGCCAGCGCTTGCCGCCCGGCAGTTCGATAAAACCGTGTTCAAAATGCCGCGATGGGCTTTGTTGTTTCAGCAGTGGAGCGATAGAAATAACCACGGTGATCACCTCAGCTTAAACCAGCAACAGCACTCAGCCCGCTGATCACGTCAACGGTGGAGGCCAGAGCCGGGGTAGATTGGATGCGGTTCTGAACGGTCAAGCCGATCAGCGACAAATGGCGGATCGCCGTGTTGACACTTTCGAGCAGTGCGCTTTTACGTACCGGCGTTTTGTGGTCGCCCTGCACGGCGGCAGCGGCAACGTTGCCAACTGCGGCCGTAGCCTGCAGTGCATACGTTGGAATATTCCCGGTGCAAGCCTCATTGACAGGCACGGACGGCATGCAGTTGATTTGTGCCAGCAAGGCATCAATCAGGCTGGAATCCTCTGTAGCGTCAGTGATCGCCAGCAGTTCGGCACACGTGAGCTGATGCGGCTGGCCCGGACTCAATTTGTTGCGCAGCGTCTGGGCGTTCATGCCGAGCCGTTTAGCAAGCGCCGTCACATTGTGGCGAGCTGGAAACTGTCGGCAGGCTTCATCGAAGTGCGGATGTTTAGAAATGGCGTAATCAAACATACTTTACCCCCGTGAATTCACTTAAAGTGAATCACGCACCGATGACGAGTTGAAAACGTGAATGGCCTAGCGCTTTACGTAATTGATCTTCTTTCCAGCGGGCGTAGTAGATACGGATCGGGCCACCTGCTTTTGTGCAGCCTTTACGGATAGTGCGGGGTTCGATGGGTAACTGCGGGTTGTCTCCAGTTGTCCAACGATAGACAGTTCGAAGAGAGACACCTTCCAACTCGGCAAATTGCTCGGTAGTTACGATCGGTGCGGGTACTTTGAAGATTGCGATTTCAGAAGCCATATTGCATGATTCCCTATTTGCCAATACTTGCAATTAATGGTCATCCGTTTGCCAACATTTGCCATTAATTACCTTAGGTTTAGCCGCATACTAATGCGCAAAAGCCGCAACAGTCAATACGTGGATGCGAATTTTATGGAAATCGATTCAGGAATCAGTAACGAGCATGTTCTAGACAGGATTTGTGATGTCTACGGTTACGCCCAAAAAATACAGCTCGCCCGGCACTTCAACATCGCCGCCAGTTCCCTGCAAAACCGCTACACTCGGGGCAGTATCTCTTATGACTTTATCGTCCATTGCGCCCTCGAAACTGGAGCCGACATTGGCTGGTTACTTACCGGGAAAGGAGATAAATTCGCAAATGGCAAAACTCCGCCCGCTTTCAAAACTGAGGATTTATTCATCAAGACATTCACATTAAGTGAAGGAAAACTAGTTGATGAGTCAGAAATGAGAATTTCAAAATCACTCTTTAGTCGTGTTCCCCTTAATCCACAATGCCTCCGTTCAGACAACGTGATTCACTTCCTTGAGCTTGAAGCCTCGCTCTCTGATGGCTCATGGCTTGTAGATATTGAGGGGGCAAAAAGCATCCGTGAGTTAACAGTTCTACCGGGCAAAAAGTTACATGTGGCAGGCGGCAAAGTACCGTTTGAGTGCGGGATTGATGAGATAAAAGCGATTGGTAGGGTAGTAGGAATATACAGCGAGGTTAATTGATGGCTGTCCGTAAAAATCCCGCTGGCGGCTGGGTTTGTGAACTTTATCCAAACGGGGCAAAAGGGCAACGTATAAGAAAGAAATTCGCCACCAAAGGCGAGGCTCTGGCCTTTGAACAGTACACAACGCAAAACCCGTGGCAGGAAGAAAAAGAAGATAGACGTACATTAAAAGATCTGGTTGACGCATGGTATAGCGCTCACGGCATCACCCTAAAAGACGGCTTAAAGCGCCAGCTCGCTATGCATCATGCTTTTGAATGTATGGGCGAACCACGCGCATACGATTTTGATGCGCAAATGTTTTCTCGATACAGAGAGAGAAGATTGAAAGGCCACTATGCCCGCTCAAACAGGGTAAAAGAGGTATCCCCCCGCACCCTTAATCTTGAGCTGGCTTACTTTCGGGCTGTATTCAATGAGCTGAATCGTCTCGGGGAATGGAAAGGGGAAAACCCGCTAAAAAATATGCGGCCTTTCCGCACGGAAGAGATGGAAATGGCATGGTTAGATCGGGATCAGATTGCGCTCCTGCTCGCAGAATGCAAACGCCATGATCACCAAGATTTAGAGACAGTGGTGAGAATATGCCTCGCAACTGGCGCGCGATGGTCTGAAGCCGAGGGGCTAAAGAAAAGCCAGTTAGCAAAATATAAAATCACTTATACCAATACTAAGGGCAGGAAAAACAGAACTGTTCCCATTAGCCAAGAGCTTTATGACGCACTACCAGTTGATAAAAAAGGTCGGCTCTTTAGTGATTGCTATGGCGCTTTCCGATCAGCTTTGGAAAGAACAGACATTGAGCTACCCGCCGGGCAGCTTACCCATGTTTTGCGCCATACCTTTGCCAGTCACTTTATGATGAATGGTGGTAATATTTTGGTCTTACAGCGCGTACTGGGGCACACCGATATTAAAATGACGATGCGATATGCGCACTTTGCTCCCGATCATTTAGAGGATGCCGTTAAGCTTAACCCACTGGCGACAAGTGGCGATAAAGTGGCGATAGAAATGGCAAATAAAGAGCAATCGCTGGCAAACAGTGGCAATGTATGTCAATGATAAACAACGTAAATTATTGATTTTCGGTTGTTCTGGTAGGAACTCATAATCGCTTGGTCGTTGGTTCAAACCCAACAGGGGCCACCAAATTATCAAGGGGTTACGTTAACAGCGTAGCCCCTTAGTTTTTCCGGGGATATACCGGGGATATTTTGCATGAGTAATCATGGTGTTTTTTGGTTACTTTATGCTCGTTCATCGCATTGCGCTGATGATCAAGTTAAACGAGCTACCTGGTGACTCACAGCCAATAACCGAATTTGTTTCAAGAAATCCTTTGTCGTTGTTCCCCACCGTTCCGGCGATATGTCGCCCCCCCATCGAGCACTGAATTCATCATCAAGCGAATCCGGGTATGCCGCTTCAAATTCGACAATATCCGCGATCAGGGTATCGATCTTCGATGATGGGTTGTCTTGGAGATAGAAGCTCATAACGCCGGGAAGGGTTGTCGCCCCTGTGATTTCGTAGTAGTCCTGCCCGAAATAAATTTGTATCAAGTGCTCGAGCGCGGAAAAGTTACCCATTATTTTCATGGTCCAGTCCTAAAATGTGGGGTAGGCGGTGAGAATGTAGTACGGCTTACCCTGGAACACCTCAAAGCGTATGACAACCCGAAGTTTGGTTAACTTGGTGGTGCTCTGCTCGCCATGCCGTAAACCATATCCAATCACCCGCCCGGCAGGGTAGTTAATCACAAGTGGCGACATTGGCCGCGTTGAACTGCTGGCCCAGACCTTGATCCACTCTTGGTTATGCTTCACCGCGCCAGAAATTGCCTCTTCGGCAATGCGCACGTTGGTGAATGAGGTTGCGGCCTGCATGTTGGGTGCGGTGGTCAGTCGTTTCGCCAATTCATCCGGTGTCTTGGCTATATGCTTCGCTAAAGTATGGCCGCCAGGTTTCGCGCCCGTCATGGATTCATGCTCAACCAACTTTACCCTACCCATACGAACTGAGGCGACACGCGCCGCGCCTATCGCTGCCGCAAACACCAACGGCACCGCAACATCGACCGTAAGTCCTACGTTGTAGGCCGTATCATCATCCGCGCCCAGAGTTTTAGCCAGTGCGACAGCGGATTGGTAGGTATCGGTAGTTGTCGGCTGGCCGGTGACGATCTGATTGGAAGCGGCTTTGATGCTGTCCAGGCTGTGAGTGCCGACAACGACGCAGCCGACCTTGGTTAAAAATGTCGGGTCTGGTGCATAACACATCGCGCCGGCACCAATGAGTTCAACAACGCCACCAGCAAGCCCCAGCCCGCCAAACAGCCGATTGCTCAGCGTCTCGCCCTCGGTGACCGTCTTGTCCGACATGACCGCCGCCAGTTGGACCGGCGAAAGCACAACCCGTAAACCTTCCTCTGTTGCCATCGTCATTCCCTTATTGTGGTTGATTAAACGTTGCTATTGCCACTGTTAGCTCTTTTCGTCATCGAAATCAAAATACTCGTAATAGACTCGGTACACCGCCATAAAAATATCTCGGATATCTCGCCCATCAACCAAAAAGTAAGAACTGTTTAATGAATCCCCGCACTTCATCAAATTAACAGGGGAACCTTTGATCTCAATGGTAACGTGCTCCGTGTTCTTTTTCGGATCACACGAGTAATGCTTGGTATGGTTGCACAACGATTTAATCACCAAATATTCCGGAAGCGCCCACAGAGCTTTATCAAGCGTCTCATTTCGACTCTGTTCACCATTAGGCATCCCTTTACAATCGCTCTGCTTGCTCTGATAAATCCACTCTCTGAGGTGGTACATAGGGAACAGTGTATCAATCAGCCTTTCCTCCGACGGCTGATCGTAAAACGCCACCCACTTATTTTTCAGGTGATTAAACATTGCACCTGCGTCACCAGTGCTGAATAAACCAGCCATAACTTAACTCCTGTCGTTTATGCTGCCTAGGGTACGTTATCACGGCAGCTCAATGCCTTCTGCTGTTTGTTATCAAAGAGGTTATGTTGGCTTACAGGGGCTATAGCGCCAGCACATCGACCGCCTCAGCCCAATCTTGATTGTTGGTTCGATTTTTTCATTTTGCGCTACCGTCGCTCGCCACCATGAAAATCGGTCATCGTCGCCCAAGCGTTAGGAACCGTGAGGTTAGGTTGACACTTTTGTGCAAATTCGCGAATTGATGTTGGGTTTTCTATACCTCGAAAACCAGAGAATTACCCCAAAGCCCGCCAACATAAGGCTTTCAGGCTGGTTGACACTTTTCCAAATCGGTTTCGTTTTTCGCAGAAAACCTTAGCATTTCTTAGCATCCGGTTGACGTTTTTCGCGAATAAGGCGGGGGATTCCGGTACATCAGGTTGACACTTTTCGCGATTTAACCTTAACAAATCTATACATCGACGCTCGAAAAAAGGCGATAGCACCAGGCCCCACAAGGGCTATAGCGAGGTTTCCACTCTCGTAAGTCGTCGTAAAAGTGTAAACCTGTTCCGTTTCGTATTTCGTGATTTCCCACCGGGCATAACGATTATGCTTTTGCCCATGTAGAAAGCGCCTCCAGCCCCGCGGGGTTCCAGTTGTCCAACTCGTCCGGGCTTGTGTCGGCGGTGTAGCAAATTTCTCGCCTGAGCAGCGAAATCGCACTCGCTGCATTCTGGTGATAATCGTACTCCTGGAAATAATACTCTCCGTCACCATCACTGAGCCATACACCGCCATCGTCAAGAATTTCCATATCCCAACCCAACTCCTCGGCGGCACTTCGCACGCGCAACTCTACATCGGCATCCGTTGCAGGGGTAGGGCTTTTCCCGTCATTGGCCTTTATCGACGCCCAAACTGCCGCCCAGGTCATTTCCAACGTCCTGTGTGGCCATTGGTCGACGGTAGTCTTTTCCGACTGAATCCCGTCGACGTTCTGCTGTTGGCGCTCTGTCGCCTCAACATCGATTTTGCTACCAGACATCACAACATCACCCTTGGCTATCCAGTCGTAGACGGTCTGGCGACTAACGCCGCAATGCTTGGCATAGGCCGATTTACTCATCAGCATAAGCTTCAATCCTTTCACTATGCATAAAATTCACATTATATATTTATTTCTGATTAATATTTATCTCGCTTGAGATCACTAAAATCAGAAAACCATCCTTGTTTAGCTAATTCGATATAACAGAAATTGAAAGCATTTAAAACTTCATTTAGATTGGCATGTTTAGTAACAAAAGTTACAAACGCACCTGTAATATCATCTCTCTGCTTATAGAAAAAGTAGTTAGCTAGGGGGTGTTTTTTTTCAGAATAAATTGGTTTTGATATACCATCAAATCTGTCACCTAACCAAGACTGAAATTGATCTAACGTAAGATCATAGACTCTCTTATCTATCTCTACCCAGAAGTGATGATAATTATCATCCCCTCTTGTTGTTCCGTGAACTATCTGCACTACTTTTTCTGGGAAAAGCTGTCGTAAACAAACACCTAAGAAAACCGATGCACTCTGACAGGAGTTTGTTGGGAACTGAGAAAAGAACGGAAACGAGAGGTCATCTAATAATTCATGATGCCTCTCAAAAATAGCCCTTACATCAAGGGCCAAGCTAATGCAATCATGTTCCTTCATAAATTATTATCCTTCAACGTATTAGTCCTCTCTAATCTTCCGACTAACAAAATCTACTACACTGCTAGTCGATGATTGAGAAAGCTTACGCGCATTTTGTATCTGGTTTTTTAAAGTTGCTAAATGTACAACTGATGCCTGACCTTTGAGATAGTTATTTGGTAATCCTAATAACATTTCAAGGTCAGTTGCCGATAAGCCGAAAAAGCCAGTGATACCATCCAACGTGAATAACCCTGAAGATATCAACAAATCGATTGTACGTTTAAGCAATCGAGGTAATTCCGGCTTCCGGTAATCATCCCCTGGTTCAGATTTCGCCCCCCAGCGTGCGGAACGGCGCTTGAACAGGTTCAATTTTTCTTCATCGGATATCAATTTCAGAGCATGTAAACGCATTATAATTGCGGCTACTGATACTCCATAACGCTGTTTTATTAATAGTAAACTATCTAACGTTACAGGCAATCTGATCTGCTCTGCAAGTAGTTCAGCTGGTAATAATAAAGCTCCCGCAAACCTATGAGCCTGACTCTCTTTAAGTTTATAGCGCTCAGAGTCCAGTTCATTTCCAACATTTTTATGCAGGATTAAATGTCCAATTTCGTGAGCAAGATCAAAACGACTCCTAAAAGCATTTTCCTTATCCGAAGAAAGTAGGACAAATGGCCTTTCAGGCTCCTGACTCCATGCTGATAGCCCTTCAATTTGGGCAATCCCAGTCTCTTCCCTTATTAAAATTATGCCATTACTCTCAGCAGCTAATGCCAGGTCTGGAATTTCGTTCTTCCCTAATCCCCATTTAGCACGGCACTCAAGTGCAGCATCTTCTATGTCAGAATCGCTGATTTCATCAATGTTTGAGAAAACGCGAATCGGCAAGCATAGCTCGGGTAAATCTACATATTCTTCTAACCTAACCACCAGTTCATTGGCCCATTCAATACGGGCCTCCAGCATTAATCTTGCTGCCGCATGAGCGCTCGCATTACTGCGGAAAAGTGGCTTTGACATCTTTGCAGGTAGCGGACGGGTAAACCATTCGGGTGCAACGTTCACAACCGTGGCCAACCTTTCTAGAGCCTCTGCTTCTGGGGTTTGTTGAGCTGAGCGCCATTTGCTTATGGTCGCGGGTGAAACCCCAACCATCGTGGCTAGTTGCGTTTGAGAGAGTCTCCTGGCTGCGAGCACCTGCACTAACCTTTCTGGCTGGAACTCTGCAATACCTCTACTCATTCAATTTATTCCTCTGTTCCATCTTTTTTAACTTTGTTGCTTTTAAGCTTCGGCAAAGCCTTGTCGCTCTGCGAAATCACCTGATCGTATCGTCTCAAAAAGAGTCCGATGTCCTCACGAAACAGCCAAGACTTCATATCAGCACTCGGGACAACTAACTCTACTGAAATCGGTGATTCCGGCTGCTCGGAAAAACTACCCGAAAAACGGGCAAGAAAAAACACTGTAGCAGTAAGGATATCCTCAGGATCGCCAAAGAGACTGGGCTGAACAAGAGATTCAATGAAACGGTTATGTTCAGCCAATCTTTGCCGAGTTTTAGCCCGTGTTAAATTATTCCATGACACATTGTTGTCATTGATACGACCAATGTGAAAAATACCACTTTTGCCAGTGACCAAGTTGTTACCTTTCAAAGGGCTAGGTGAACAGTCATTTGCCAGTAAGGACTTATAAAACTCTTCGTTCATGCACCAATGACGCATGTTTCCGAGGATAGACGCCCTATGCCCGGTAGCATCATGTTTAGCTCGAACAAAGGCCCGTTCTGCGCCTGCATATAGGGACTCATTGATCCCCACCACTAAGTCCTTGGCTAAATTACTTACTAACGTACCTGGAATGTCTTGACGCATCTTGCCACCTTGTTCACGTTTCGCTTGATGGGATTTTATACCTATTTTTTTTCGTGTGCGAGGATTTTAATGAAAAACCAAAACTAAAAATTAACGAAGGCCCTGATTTTCATTGCCACCGCCCAGCACCGTTCCCGATGCTGGCCGATACGCTCTCATTCTGCATCCCGGTATTACTGTCCATCACATCCAGCCAACAGTGAGCTGTGCAACGCCATAATCCCGACCGTTCCAACGCCTCGGCTTTCTCTGCTGTCATTGGCCTATACTCCGCACCTGTGGCTACACGCATTTTTTCTTGCAGGTGGATTTCAGGTCGGCCAGCAACGAGCGGGCGTATTCTTGTTGTTCGGGCGTCACCTCGCCGCAAGGCTGCCCGCGCAGGTCATACCGTTGACCGCCGGCCGCAATCGCATGCAAATAGCGTGGCGTTTGGCTCAGCGACGCCAACGCCCGGGCAATATGCTTCGCCGTAAGCGGTAATTGTCGCGCGGCAGCATCGGCCCGCATATCGTCGCCGATCCCCACCTTCAGCGGTTTTACCTCCTGGCGGTTGAACACCTGCGGGTAATGGCTCTGCGCCCGCTGAATATGCGGGGATTTCCAACCACCGGCACCAGACCGGGATTTTTTCGCAGGTTTCGTTGCACCTGTGGGGCGTGGTGCAATTTTTGCCGGGGTGGCCGTACACTGGCTGGGTTTAGTCACCGCCGGTACTGGCGCCGCTTGCTGGCGCATCTGCTGTTTGACCTGCTGCAACTGCTCTTGGATCGTGTTCATTGGTCTGTCCTTGGTCAAAATGGCGCGTCATACGGCGGCGTTTGGTCAAAGTCTTCCGGCTGTTGGTAAGGCGTTTGCTGTTGCCGGTCGGCGACTTCCGATTTTCCGCCCTGATTTAAGGCGCTTCTCTGCTTGGCTGGCCCGCCTGGCCGCACCGTTTTGGCGCTGACCACCGAATCTGCCACCACCTGGTAGCCGCTGGCGGTGCTGCCGTCCTGGGCTGTCCATTGGTTAACCTGCATGTTGCCCGATACGCTCACCATATCGCCTTTGCCGTGACGCACCAGCGCATCAGCCTGTTTGCCAAAGGCCACAACACCCAACCATAAAGGAGCCTCGCCGTTCTCTGCACTGTGGCACGGCAACGATACTACCAGCCGTGCAAATGCCATTGCATTGCCGTTGCTGGTGGGCTTGCTCTGCACATCGGCCACCAGCCGGCCGTATGCTGCGATTTGTGCTGTCATGAGCTACTCTCCTCAATCGGAATGACCTAAAATTTTTTCGCTATATATAAGCAAAAGTGGGTCGGTTAGGTCGGGTAAGTCGGTTAAATAGCGTAATGCTATGATTTATCTGATTTATATTTCCGAAATTTAACCGACTTTGCGATTTTTTAGGGTCGGTTAACGTTCTCCAAAGTCGGTTAAATGGATTTTTGTCTATACCTGATATTTATCAGGGTCGGTTAAATAGCGCCAAAGTCGGTTAAGAGTCGGTTAAATTACAGGGAAAATAATAAATAATATCAATACACTATCCTATTTATCCGACCTAACCGACTTAACCGGCCCTATTTATTCCTCACGGAAGCATTTCTTCATCATCATCCGGCAGACACAGCACAACAAAACGCCCCTGCTTGCCGTCAATGGTCAGCGTTTTTTTGCTTATCCCTTTTGCCGGCTTATCCAGCATTCCGGCATCGGCCAGCACCTGGGCGAAAGCGGCCGCATTCGCACCCGCGGCGATCTCGTCATGGAATACCGCCGGAAAGGTGTGAAACGATATGGTTTCGTCGCTGCTTTTCCTTACGCGGTATCCGGCCAGTTCCCGTATCGGCAGGTCGCGGGCGTCCGTGTCCGGGTGCGGCAAATATCGGCTATATCCGAATCGTTGCAGGAAAGAAACGGCCTGTTCCACCCAGGCGCGGGCCTCCCGGTTGCCCATACCAAATTCACTTACCCACGCGTTAAAGCTGTGCTGCAAGGCATCGCGGCTTTCCTGCTCACTCCAACTGGTAAGATCAACAGACAGTATCAACGCAGCCTGAAGCACGGCAAAGCGAGATGCTACCCGGCGCACCTGTTCGCCAGCATCATCAGGTAGCAAAGATAACCAACGCCGCTCCGCCTGCCTGTAGGCATCTATAGCGGCCTGTTTCTGGTCAGCCAGAAATGCTATCCATGTGCGCCCTACAGCCCCGTAGTGAGCGCGGCAGGCATCGCGCAGGGCATCGGCGTGCGCTTTCCCATCTGGCAGATGATGAAAGGCACTGGCTTTGCTGATAGGAATGTTCAATAAACGCACCAGTTGTCCCGCATTCACCTTACCACCGTCTGCGCGGATGTAACTTTCAAGGTCGATTTCCCCGGTGCTGAATGCCATCGCCCGCCAGCGCTTAAGCTCCCGGTTGCCACCTTCTTTCGCCCCCTGCAACTTCCCAACGCCGTTAAATAGCGCATACGCCGATTCCGCCACAGCTCGCCGGTTGCTGCCCTGGCCGATTTCGTCCAATGGCATCAACCCGTCATTGTGTGCGGCAGCCTCGTTCACCAACCCTAGCGCCGTACTGTACCAAGTCAATTTCAGCGCTTCCGGTTCACCGTAGACGGACGACGCCATATTTCCTGTGGTGGTTTTGCCGGCAGAGGAACCGCCGAATAGGTGAACGCCGAAACCGTCAGCCCCGACCAACCCAATCAGCGGCGCAGCCAGTGCGCAGGCAATGCCCAATATCATCGACGAATTACCTCGCGCCAGCGCCGCTACATGCTCACGCCAGCTCTCCGCCGTGCCACTGACGGTATAACCGCGGGCAGCGCCGGAACGGCCGTTAAAAATTACCGGTGATTCAGGCTCACCGATAACTGAACCATCAGGCAGGATATATGCGCCGTTCTGCCAACCGCTGGCGTTGGCAATCATCCATACCCGCGCATGGCGTTGCCGGGTGAGGTGATCGGACAAGATCGCGCGCAGATTGTTTTTGGCTGTGACAGAAAGACCACCGGCACGCAGCCGCGCCCAACCTTCGCGTTCGCCAATATCCCGCATGGGGATTGCCTCTGTTTTTTCCTGATCTCCACCAACTGGATGCCAGCGCAATATCAGATAACGCTCGAAATCCTCCACGCCGATCCCCGCAATGGTTAACGGATCACATAGCCATTGCCCCGGACGGATAATCTCGCCAGAAACCTTATCCAACTTTGGCGTGACCCAATACAGACCGTCCGCCCTTGTCTCCACGCAAGGTGCCAGTTCATCCGCCGGCGCAGGCTCCCCACTCGCCCTGCGCATTTCTTCAACCAGGCTTTCCCCGCGCTCGGCATCATCACGTACCTGGGCCAGATACCCCCGCCAGTTCTCCGGCTCCAGGTCGGGGATACCCTTGTAGAGTTTCGCCTCCTGCACGCCCGCCAGCGCCAATTTTTCGCCAATGGCGTTAATCTGGATGGGGGCAATATCGCCGGCCAGGTACACGCGGGCAGACTGTCGCCCCTTGTCAATAATGCGCAGGTTATCCAGCTCGGCCAATTGTTTTTTACCCAGGTAAACAGGCGGAATATCGTCACCGTGCTTTTTCCCCTCGCTCTCAATCCAATGTTGAGCATGGGCATAAGCATCTGCGCCGGCAAAAATAATCGCCTCGGTGAGTTTATCCTTTGGTAATTTTTTAACGTTTGGTGCGAATTTCATGCTTTCACCTGCCCTACTGGCGGAATAACCTGATAGCCCGCCGCGCGGGCATTATTTAGAAAACTGTCCAGAGAACCGAAAAACTCACCACGCCGTAACGGAAATTGCGCCTGTTCTATGCCGTTCTCCAACTGCACAATCATCATGCCGGTAAAACCTGCTTTGATATTCAGACTCACGGTAACGGCAATAGTGGATGTGCTCTGATTGACCGAGTTAGTTTTCATGGTGAGATCCTCCCGCTAACATGAAATCATTAAGGAAACGTGATGTTGGCATTTCGCACGGAAAATCATACTCATCACGAATAAACTTCACCCGGTAAATACTGGCCCCGGTCACTGTTACCCCATTACCGCGGTGGTCTTTCCAGCGCTGACCAGAATAAGGTGTAATTTCGTCGCTATCCGATTTCAGGGTGAGTTTTGCCCCCGGCTGGTGGCCGGTTAATTTTCTACGCATAATTTCCCCTTACTGTTTGGTGTCTGACTTGATCGTGCTAAATCCCACCTGCTGAGCAATTTCAGCAATAGAGTCCAATGTCGTAACAAAATGCTTGTCTGTTAGTTCTTGCTGGCAAGTAACTAAACCATTACGTGCCGTCACAAGGATTTGCCCGGTAAATTTCGTTGGAACTGTGATTTTCTGGAATTCATCACCACAACGCCTGGCTAGTTCAATAAACACATCGAGAGAACAAACCAGGTGATCATCAGGAATCGGAGTATCTGATTTAACGCGGCCGTTCTCTAGGTATTCCTCGCCCTTTTTTCTTGCTGCTGGCCCATCAGCAGGCCGGCTGCGCATGTCAAGTTTTGACAAGTTTTCGGCTTGGGCGGAGCCTGCCTGCGTTGGTGATGTGAGGCGCTGACCCTGGAACTCCACCAGCGGCATAGGGTTGTTGTGTACGGTGATGGCGTTACGCATAGCCCACCTCACGCAGACTGGCGAACCGATACTAAGTAAGCATCGAGATCAGTTTTAAAGTAGATGGTTTTTTTTCGGCCAACCTTGTAAAAGGGGATTTTTACTCGGCCAGAGCTATGCCAGTTAGCCAGAGTGCGCGGGCTAACACCGATATAATCAGCAGCTTCCGGGCGGGTCATTTTGTCTTTTATGGATGGTAATTCGTTCATGGGGGTTCACCGTGTTAGTTGGGTAACGACGGTGAAACTATGCAGCACCAAAAAGCTGGTGAGCACCTGGCATAACCGGCTATACAGGGGGCATAGCCGGTTATGCCCCCTCAGATGTCACTAGAGTGAAAGTAGTGTACGCTTTCGGTTTAGGTGGTTGGATACCCTGTTCTTTGATCCAATCCTTTAGCCTGTCAATGCTCACCTGTCTATTAAAATGAGCACGCAGCTTTTTGCACATGGCCCCCTTACTTGCGCATGGATACTTTTTCCATGTCAGTGTTGCTATACGCATTGCCTCCATATAATGGGGGTTTCTGGGTTTACTGGCATTAATTTTTTGTCTGGTGCTAAATGCTTTTGACGAAATAATCCTTTCTATTACTGGATACATTTGTGCCTTAAGCGATCTAGCATAAATGTCATCAAAGATATTTTGCGACATAGCATTAAACCCTTGGTATTCCAAGAGTAGCGCAGTCGAAAACTTCATTGCAATATCGGAGGGAAGCTTTACCCCATATTTTTCAAGAATGTATACAGCCCTATCTCTATCATTATCATTTAGCGCTTGAACATAAATATCTTTATATTTATTGGGTAATTCAAAACCCTCGCAATCCTCGTATTTATCTTTATCTATTGTCATAGCCTTTACGATGGACTCAAGGCTATCGCCATAAAGCGATTTTATATTTAGCACACCTTTAGCGGATTCTTTTATTATCTCATCAATGCGCAGCAAATCATTTTTCATGCTAGCCCCTTTCGATCTATATCACTCAGAAGAGAAAATAATACTCGGCGCTTTTCCTCGTCGTTCATTGACCCCATTACTGCAATTAACTGAGCTTCCAAATTACCTGCTTTAGCTACCAATCCGGCATGTTCCAAAATAGCGTGCTCTATTCTCTTGGCCGGCTCCTGCAACTCATCGGCGGAAAAGTGCAAGTACCCTTGGGTAACATCTGCGCTACGCATGGTACGGTGGTTCATCAGGCGCTTAAGGATATATTGTCCAGTACCAGCCAGCTCGGCCACACTTCCGAAAGTACGGCGGGCATCATGGCATGTAAAATTAATTGGCTGTACGGTTCCCCCTTCGCTAGTGGCTTCCATTATCAAGTCCAGTACTCGCCGCGGCTCCTGAATAACACCACCGGCATAGCCTGGAAATACCAACGGCTCATTACCTTTGCGTAAGGATAAACGACGGCGGAAAATGGCAGCCAAAGTGTCAGTGATTGGAAGCTCCAGCACGTCGCCGTTCTTGGTTTTATCGATCCAAAAATAACGCCCGTCCATATTCACCCGTTCCCAAGCAAGGCCAAATACTTCTGCACGGCGCAACCCGGTGAATAAAGCCACGTCGACTACATCACACACAGCAACGGCGAAATCATCTCTTTTTTCCGAAGCAATATTCCTTACTGCATTTACGGAATTAAGCCAGCGTGATAATTGGTTATTCCTGATACGGCTGGTTTTGCGAGTAGTACCATGCCATTGACGTTTGCTGCTTAACACGGTTGTTGGTGGATCAGGCAACAAACAGTTGCCTTCGGCATCCCTATAATGATCGTGTGCATAACGGCAAATAGCTCTCAGCACCCTCCCCCATAAATCCGCCTGCGCCTTGCTACCAGTACCAACCCCCGCGCGTAGTTCTCCTAGCGGTTTGCCAAACCATACCGAGCCTTCGGTTATCGCCTTATGTCGTTGGGCTACGTTTTCACGAGTAATATTGGCTATTGGATAGGAAAGCCAGTCACCGGAAAAGTTTGTCAGTATGGAAAGGTACTGCTCTTTTGTTTTTTGGCTGATACGCTCACCACGATTGAGTAGGTAGGCGCTCAAGGCTTCCGATAAGCTGGTCAAACTCATGGCATGGGCTCGGCGTTCATCATTTGGATTCTTGCCATTTTTTGCGACCTCCCCCAACACCTCGAGTGCCTTGGCCCTCGCCATCTCAACAGTAAGTTCAGGAAACCGACCAAGAGTCGCACGGATGAACTTCTTATCGCGATACCGGGTAACACAGAATGACTTCACACCCGTTGAAGTAACCCTCAAGCGCAGCCCCTGAACAACACTGTCGGCAAACTCTAAGCGCTTCAACGGATCAGGCTCGATCTCAAGAAGAGAGGCCTTCGTGAATCTCAAGGTTTTCATCTACCCCCCACCCCGGGGATATGCCGGGGATATTTCACATAGGTAATTATGGGTAATTTTAGGGCATAATGAGGTAGGGGAGTAAGCAATAAATTACTGATTTTTCAATGATGAGTAAAAACAGTGATTTAAGCCTTTCAAAACTCATAATCGCTTGGTCGTTGGTTCAAACCCAACAGGGGCCACCAAATTTTTGCTTTAAAATCATATAAAAAAGCCACTTTTCTCGAAGTGGCTTTTTTATTTCTTGCTCACAGTGGCGGTAAAATGGCGGCAGTATGCCAACACTCTCAGCTATCTTTACCCTCTTAACCAGCCTATAGCCAGACTTACCAGGAAGCCGGCAAAGAAGATCGCGACAGCCGCAGCGATAGATTTCCACCACTCATCAAACCAGAACAAGGCAACAAATGCCGCTATAGAGAACAGGCCAATGACTATGGACTCAGCCAAGTCAGCAGTTTGTCGGCCAACAAATTTAACGAACTTCACAAGAAAGGATTTTAGCCAGTTCATTGATTTTATTACTTAACGATAGGAAGTCATCATCACTTAACCATTAGTTAAAATCCAACCGCTGGCTTTTGATTGATCCATCCGCTATCGGTCACCTCTTACAAGGCTACACAAAGCAATAGTGACAAACACCAGTAACAGGAATATTGCCGCGCTCAGAATTCGTTGCCACCATTCGTCGAACCAGAACAGTGAGCCAAACGCAGCGACAGAAAATATCCCGCCCAAAATCGCTTCCACAAGGTGCGACAATCCTTTACCGAGCTTACTGCCCCAAGACTTTAGATAGCTCATGATTCACACCTTCACAGAACATTTTCGATTTGCTGGTATAGGCAACAAAGGGTTCAAGATACTCCTCCGCCAGAAAGTAGATCATGTCCAAATTTCGTGGCGTGAGCTTATGGTACGTTGAGGGATATTGTTCCCGCAAACGACGCGAAGAAACGGAGGCCTGTTCAATAATTCCTTGTAAAAGAATGATGTTTAGCCCAGCAATGGTGACACCTTTGAATACCCATTTGAAAAGTGTGCTGCCGATAACCTTTTTCAAAATATGGTGTGTGATTTGCTGAACCAGAATGAACTGCGTCCCCATACGTCCTGTAAGATAACCCTCTGCATGGTTTAATTTTTGGCTTAGCACGGTTTGTGTTTGCAGATCCATACGCTGATAGCAGTCACGGATAATCACCGCTATCAGCTCACGTAGCGGGGCTTCGATACCATAGCCGGCACGAACGACCTTGATGAACCGTTCCGTTTCGATTTCATTGCGGCGCTTAAGCTCTCGACCGCCGAGCCCTGCTCCCTGCCATGTCCTACGAGCACTATAGGCAATGCCCCTTGGTAAAGACTCTATTCCCTCAAGAATTCCTTGAGCTACGGCTTTCGCATCCAT